GGGCAACTTCCTGGATTGGCCGCACCCGCGCCCGCGCATCCGTTATCACCGATTCGAGCGCCGCCCGTAAGGCCGAAGCTACGAACCGTTCACTAACCAAGGCGCTCGACGCGGGCAGGGGGTGACGGGTGTCTAAGACCCTGACATTCCCTGACATTGAGGACTTGCTCGCCACTCATTTAGCGGCGGCCCTCGGCGTGCCTGCTGGGACTCGTGCGGCCCCGGAGAGTTCGTTTATCCGGGTGCTGCGTACTGGTGGTCCGCCTGCTACGAGGGTGTCTGATAGCCCGCAGGTGACGGTTGAGGCGTATCACCGGCTGGAGTCGGGGGCTATCAACCTGTTGGAGCGCGCCCGTCTCGCGTTGATGGAACTTCCAGGGACTGCTGTGGATGGCTTCCGCGTGAAGTCCGCCGAGATCATAGGCGGGCCCTCGAACCTGCCCGATCCCACCCATGAATCCCACCGCTACACCTTTACCGCTGTGGTCCAGATCCGCGGCAAGCAACCCACCTAAGGAGCAATTGTGAAGATCACTCTCGCCCGGGAATGGACTGACGCCAATGGCAAGGCCCACAAACCGGACACCACTATCACCGTTCCGGTCACTGTTGGCCGTGAACTAATCCTCCTCGGCGCCGCTCGTGCCGCGGACACTGAGAAGGAGACCAGCAAGTGACTAAGAACCTCGCGAACATTCGCATCTACGGGGATCAGGATTCCGTCGTCTACGTCGCGCCCAAGGGTACGACTCTGCCGACGACCCTTGCCGCGCCGGGCGTCGGATTCCAGGACCTCGGCTGGCTGAGTGAGGACGGCGTTGACGTTACCCGCGAAGTCTCTTCGACGGACTTCACTGCTTGGCAGGGCGGCACTATCGTCCGGTCCAAGGTCTCGGGCGTCAAGGACACGATCAAGGTCACATGCCTTGAAGAGACGGCCATCGCGCTTGGCCTGCTGTACCCCGGTTCCACGTCCGCAACGCTTACGGGCGTCACGACGGTCACCGTCCCCGGCGGTTCGAACTCGAACGAGAAGGCCCTTGTTGTGGACTTCATCGACGACGACGTGACTAAGCGGTACGCGATTGCCCGCGCTGAGGTGACCGGACTCGGAACTGTCAGCCACAAGAACAGTGACATGACGATGTATGAGTTCACGTTCACGATCTACGGCGGATTCACCATCATCACGAACAACCCGGCTGTCGCAGTCGCCTAACAAAGACCGGCGGGCGGGGTATTCCGTGGTGGTTTCCCCCGTCCGCCTCACCAATAAACCACCACGAAAACTTTAGGAGAAACCACCATGACTGCACGTAAAGCACCACAGGACCACCTCTCCCCCAAGGCTGACCTCAACGCGGAGATTGTTGAGTTCGACTTCGAAGACCTGCATCTCGTCGCGGACGGTGACGCCGTCACTGGCGAGATCATGGAAGAACTCGCCGCCGGCAACCTGCACGTCTTCCTCAAGGCCCTGCTTGGTGATGCTGGCTGGGACAAGATCAAGAAGCTTCCCGTCCGCAAGTACAGGGACATCCTGAACACGTGGTCTGAGGCCAAGCAGAGCGCGGGAAACTCCTAAGCCTCGCGTATCTCCTACGGGAGTACCGCGGGGCTCTCCGCTCCGACTTCAGGCACTACTACGGGATGGACCTCCGCGAGGCCCTGCGGGGGAACCTGTTCGACCTAGCAGACCTGGCGGTAAACATTCCGCCGGGCGCGGCTGTCTGGCGTGAGCATGGAGGCCCGCTCGCATGGTCACAGGCCGAACACTTCGCCGCCGCGCAACTGCACGCCGCGAACGTCGCCAACTGGCAGCGCACCAAGGCCGGCCAGAAGGGTTCCAACCCACCCAAGCCCATCGAACCACCCAAGGGCCGCAAGGAACGGGAAGTCGGATCCGCCCGACTCGACGCCAAGGCTCAGGCATTCCTCGCACGTCAGAAGGCACGCGAACAAGCAACTGAATAGAGGTCCTTGTGGCAAGCGTCGAACTGGCTACCGCGTACATTTCGCTGGTCCCCACCATGAAGGGAGCCCAGGGCTCTATCGCACGGGAGCTCGGCGCGGTTGACGCTGACGGGATCGGCAAGGGTATCGGCGGCAAGATGGGCGGCGGTATCGCCGGCACCCTGAAAGGCCTTGTGGGTCCAGCCATCGCAGCAGCCGCAGCGGTAGGCCTCGGCAGCTACATTGCCGAGGCTGCCGCCGCGTCTGACGCTACGGACAAGTTCAAGTCCACGATGAACTTTGCCGGCATCGACACGTCCGGCATTGAGGCTGCTACTAAGGCCGCGAAAGCCTACGCGGATCAGACCGTTTATGACCTGCCTACCATTCAGGCGACCATGGCGCAGCTCGCCTCTAACGGCGTCTCCGGGTACACGGAGCTCACTGAGGCTGCGGGCAACCTGAACGCGGTTGCTGGCGGTAACGCTGAGACGTTCAAGAGCGTTTCGAGGACTCTCACCCAGTCTGCGGGCGCGGGCAAGCTCATGACCGAAGACTGGAACATGCTCGCGGACGCCATCCCCGGCGCCGCTGGTCCACTGAAAACCGCACTTCAGGACGCGGGCGCTTACACGGGCAACTTCAAAGAGGCCATGGAAAAGGGCCAGATCACTTCCGAGGAGTTCCAGGCTTCACTCCTGAAGCTCGGCATGGACCCTATCGCGGTTGAGGCGTCACGGTCTGTGACAACATTCGAGGGCTCCATAGGTGGTCTACAGGCCACGATCAACTCCGGGCTCATGGGCGCACTGGATGCGCTGAAGCCGGCAATCACGGGTGCGATAAACGGCGTCTCCGCCGGGCTAGGCTCGGCGTTCGGCTGGATCGGTAACGCATTCACCGGCATGGAGGACCTGATCGTAAACGGCGACTTCACTGGGGCGCTCAGCAAGGCGTTCGGCGTCGAGGAAGACAACCCCGCGGTGGGGTTCATTCTGGACGCCCGAAACACCATCGCCGCAGGACTTCCTGGAATCAAGGCGCTCATCACGCAGGGGGACTTTCAGGGCTCACTTACCGAGGCGTTCGGACTTGAGGAAGACAGCCCGGCGGTAGGGTTCGTCCTGCGGGCCCGGGCGGTGTTGAGCGAGGGTATTCCGGCGCTCAAATCCTTACTGGTTGACGGCGACTTCACGGGGGCGTTTTCGCGGGCATTCGGTGCTGAGGAAGATTCCCCGATCGTGGGTAGTCTGCTGACGATACGGCAGGCTGTCATGGACACGTTTGGGCAGCTTGCAACCGCAGTCGGCCCGCTTATTCCCAACATGGTCGCGCTATGGCAGGCCGTCTCACCGATATCCACAATCTTCGCGGCCCTCGGCCCAAGTATCGGCCCGCTCGTGGACATTATTGGCACACTGGCGACGTCAGTCGGCGGCTCGCTGGTTGCGGCGGTAACAGGCATCCTCCCTGCGATACAGACACTTCAGGGCGTGTTTATCTCGCTGTTCACGGACGTGCTCTCAACGGTTCTGCCGGTGATTGTGCAGCTCGTCACGATGTTCGCAGGAACGCTCGCCACACTGGTCCCGATCCTGGTCCCCATCGTTGTGCAGATCGCGTCCCTCGCGGCGACCCTCATAAGCCAGCTCGCCCCAATTTTCATGCAGTTAGTGTCCACGATCCTGCCCATGGTGGTAACGATCTTCGGCGCTGTGTTGCAGGCTATCGGCCCGCTGATTGGGATGATCGCCGGCCTTCTGATCCCGATAATTCAGGCGCTCATGCCCGTTGTGATTACCGTCTTCGGCGTGATCGCCAACGTGATCGGATCCGTGATGCAGATCGTCATGGGCATAATCCAGGTTGTCACGGGGATCATTTCCGGGAACTGGTCGCAGGTCTGGGAAGGCATCGGCAATATCTTCGGCGGCATCTGGAACACAATCGTCGCCGTAGTTTCCGGTGCCCTCCAGATCGTCGGGCAAGTTGTCATCTCAGGCATTGGCATGGTGATGGGCTTCATTGGCGGTGCGCTCGGCAATATCGGCCGCTTCTTCTCTGACACATGGAACGATGTGGTCAACGGTGTTTCCTCGATGATCGGCAGCGTTGTCGGGTTCTTCTCCGGCCTTATCGGAAAGATCACGGGCGCTATCGGCAACGCGGGCTCGGCGCTCTTTAGCGTCGGCGTGAACATCATCCAGGGCCTAATCAACGGCATCGGTTCCATGATGGGCGCTATCGGCCGTGCGGTTCTGAATATCGTCCCCGAGGCGATCCGCGGCCCGTTCGAGGACTTGCTCGGCATCCACTCCCCGTCGCGGGTGTTCCGCGGCTACGGCGTGAATATCGGTCAGGGCTTGATCCTCGGCATCGGTGACATGCACTCAGATATCGAGTCAGCCGTGAATGGCATGGTCACCGTGCCGGCGGCCCCGGCTTATGGGGCATCGACTGCGTCCGGTGATTACCGGACCTCGTCGGGCATGTCTCGTCCCGGCGTGACCATCGGCACGGTCAACGTCCGGGATGAGCATGAAATGGTCCGCCTCATCGAGACACGTCAGATGGATTCGCTAGCGGTTTACAGATAAAAGGGAGCCCTAATTGGCAAACATCGTCTATGGCGCACCTTATACCCCGCCGGTAGCGGAAGCCCCTGCATGGCCTGGCCTGTCTATGCAGTGGGTGGCTAAGGGTGTGGAGTGGCCCTTGACTAATCCGGAGACGGGATTGTTTATGCTTCCCGGTGTGCGTGGGCTGGGTTCGGTGGCGAGTGATAGGCATTCGTCGTCGTCCCCTGCCGTCGCTGGTTCACGGTATGAGGGGAGCAGCATCCTTGACCGTGAGGTTTTTTGGCCTCTGCATATGTGGCATGACGGCGGTTCGGTTGAGTGGATGCTTCGTGACCGGGCGTTCTGGTCAACGATGGACCCCGAGGATACGGGCCGCTGGGTTGTGTCGCATCCCGACGGTGCTCACCGGTCTTTGACGCTGCGGTTCCTCAGCGATGGGGATAAGAGCAGCGCCCAGGATCCGATGTCGTCGGGCTGGGACTCGTACGGGATAACCCTCATCGCTGAGCAGCCGTTCTGGGAGGGCGACCCTGTCGTTAAGTCGTGGAAGAACCGGACCTATGCGCCTTTCTTCGAGCCTGACGGCCCGCAGCTTGTGAACATCGCGGCCGGTTCGGATGCTTCGACGGCGACCATTGACAACCCGGGCGACGTCGAGTCCTACCCTGTCTGGTTCCTGGATGGGGATATGACGGACGCGGCCGTGGGCGTGGGCGGTGTCGTCGTGGACGTGCCGTTCCCCATCGCGGACGGTGAATGCCTGATCATCGACTCGGACCCGGACCTGATCGGCGCGACCCTGTACGAGATCAGTGCCGAGGAGATGGCTCTACCGGCGGAAGATCGGAAGAAACCATCCGAACGGGTCGTTGGTATTGACCTGTTGAACCCGGTGGACATGTCCGCAGCTTTGGGGGAGGCGGACTTCGCACCCATCCCCGCCGGAGCATCTGTCCCCCTGTCTCTGACGATTACTGGTGTGGGTGCTGTTGAGGCCCTTCTCCCGACAAGGTACCGGAGGCCATGGTGAGTGCTTTCCGGATCTCGGTTTATAACAAGGATCGGGTGTTCCAGTGCCAGATCGGCAACCCGTCTAGTTTGACGGCCACGGTTCGGCATAACCTGATCAGCACCTTGACCATGGCCGTCCCGTTGAGTCACGAGCGGCTGCCGGAGCTCATGGCGGATGGCGCCCGACTCCGGGTGACGTTCAAGGGTGAACTGCTGATGTCCGGGCCGATCACGGGCGACAACCTGGAGACGGACGGAAAATCCGGGAAGTATACCGTGACCATGGAGGATGACCTCCGGGTGTTGTGGGACATCGCCGGATGGCCTGTCCCCGCATCGGCCATCGGCGCCCAGTCCGGCGCGGAGTACCGGACGTACACCGGGAACGCCGAAACCATCCTGAAAGCCGCCGTGACGGAGAACGGGGTGACCCGCCTAGCCGTCCCCGGCCTGACCGTGGCAACGAACCTCAACCGTGGGGCGACCATCCCCGGAGGTGTGCCGTTGCGTATGCATCCTCTCGCGGATCAGATGTTCCCCGCACTGGAGGATGCCGGGATCGGGGTCACTGTGAAGCAGCAGGGCGCCAACCTTGTGCTTGACGTGTACGAGCCGGTCACGCACCCTCGCACGCTGAAGATCTCCGGCCGCACGTTGAAGCAGATCAGCATGACCCGGACCAGGCCCAAGTCCTCCCGCGTGATTATCGGCGGGCAGGGCGAAGGAACGGCCAGGAATTTCCGCTACCTCGTGGACACTGCCCGTGAAACCCAGTACGGGATGCGGGCCGAAACGTTCCGTGACGCCAGGGACGACGACACCCCGGCCGTCATGGATGCCCGCGGACAGGAAACCCTGACCGAGAACGGGCCTAAGAACGGGGTATCACTCACCTTGGCTGGCTCCGGGATCTTCAAGTACGGTCCCGGTGGTTTCCATGTCGGCGACCGGATCCCCGTCGAGGTAGCTGACGGTCTGGTCATCACCGAGGTTATCCGCGAATGCACCCTGACATGGGTGTCCAAAGACTATGCCCGCGTTGACCCGGTTATCGGTGAGCGCACGAACGACCCGCAGAGGGTCACAGCCCAACGCCTCGCCGCTATTGCTCGCGGCCAACGAAACCAGGAGCGCCGATAGATGCCGGTCACTTTCACGTCCAACGGGTATGACACGACGACCACGAACCCTTACACGGAGACGGCGTGGGCTGACGCGTTCCCGTCCATCGGCCTCGCCCGGTATGGGGTTAGGTCGCCTCTGGATTGGAAGGTCACGGCCGTTTCAGGGCAGGACCGCACCGTGTCTATCGCCGCCGGCCGCGGGTACGGTCACGGGGTCACGGATAAGACGGTCGCGAACGAAACGATCCAGCTCGACACGATCTCCTCGGGTTCCCGCTGGGACCTGATTGCGGTCCGCCGTGATTGGACACCGACCGCGGGTGTGTCGCAGTTTGTGAAGGTCAACGGCGGCGCCACGCAGGTGATCCCAGGCGGCCGTCAGATTGGCCCGGGCAACATCGATGATCAGCCGATAGCTTTGGTGCAGGTCACGGCCGGGCAGACGCAGCCGACCGGGATCATTGACCTGCGCACATGGTCCGGTGACGGTGGCGGGCTGGTCGCAAACCATGACCTGGTCCGGTCCTACCTGAACACGACCGGCACGCGGGTTCTGATCAGCGGTATTGACTGGCACCGCAGGGTGGGCGCGAACGACACCCCGGAATGGGTGAAGTCAACGACGAGCCGGGTTGTGAACGGCAGCCTTGCTGACCTAAACACGGTGGCCGGGGTTACTGCGGTGACGACGAACAGCAACGGTGATGTGAGTATCCCCGTCCCGGCGCTGCTGGCCTCAGTCACGGCAGTTGTCCTGACCGACGCGGCCGCCCAAGTCGGCGGCCCGGTCCTCCTGAAATGGACCTCAGGGACGACGGGAACGACGGTCATCACGTGCCGGGCATTCGGCACCAACGGCTCGCCTCTCCCGAACTACAACCTGACCATCAGTTGGGCCATCTTCGGGCCGTCCTGAACATGACCATCAAGGGAGGACGCCAATGTGGACCCGCAGATTCTTGAACTGGTCAAGGCGCTTATCGCCCCTCTCCTCACGGGCGGCGGAGCCATTGGCTTCTACCTCCTCTACCGGAAGTTCGAGGCCGAACGGGCGGCTTCACTCCGGGAAGACAACAAGACTCTCCGGGAAGACAACAAGGAACTCCGCGAGGAGAACCGGAAGCTACGGGATGAGCTCAAGGGGGATGACGCATGACGCACTCGACTGAGAAGGAACCTTTCCCGCCCAGGTGGGCGTTCTTCGTCGCCGCGCTGATGATCCTTGCCGGTATTGGCTGGAATATTTACATGCAGTATTCGGCCACGCAGGACAAGAACACTGCACAGGCCAACTCGCAGACGCTCGCGCAGGACATCCAGACGGTCTGCGAAACCAACGGGAAGCTGTTGGTTGATGACCGGGACTTGTGCGCGAAAGCCACGCAGGTGCAGCAGAACCCTACCGAGGCGATACCGGGGCCGAAGGGTGACCCGGGGACACCGGGCAGGGACGGCGTAGACGGGGCTGATTCGACGGTTCCGGGGCCGCCTGGTCCTCCGGGTGCTGACGGTAGGGATTCAACGGTCGCGGGGCCTCCGGGGCCCGCTGGCAGTAACGGCGTGGACGGAGCCGCCGGGTTGGACTCGACCATTCCAGGCCCGCCCGGACCTCCAGGACCGGCCGGCGCTGACGGCGCGCCCGGTGCTGACTCCACAGTCCCTGGCCCACCGGGTGAGACTGGTCCGGCAGGCCCTCAGGGTGAGCAGGGCCGCGGCATTGCCACCGCTTACTGCGGAGACGACGGCCGATGGACCATCACCTACACGGACGGTGCCGCATCTGACGGCGGACAGTGCCGCGAAACCATCAAACCACCCATCGGGGGAACGCCATGATCTACCTTGTGAAGCCCTCGCGTGGCCACATCACACAGTGGTACGGAGCCAGGCAGATTGACGGCAACCCGCACGCCGGGCAGGACTACGCCTACCGCAACAACGCGACGGGCGAGATCTTCCCCGAAGTGTACGCCGCCGCTGATGGCGTGGTGTTGTTTGCCGGTGATGCGCGTGGCCTGTCGTGGCCGAACATCATGTACCTGAATCCGGACTTCAACCGCAGCGACAATGTTGACTCTTCGGCAGGGAACTACACGATCATCGCCCATAATGACGCGGCAGGGAATCGTGTGGCGCTCACCGGATACGGGCATCAGGAAGAGATCTGGGTCAGTGCCGGGCAGACCGTCCGCAAGGGCCAGCGCATCGGAACCGTGGGTGAAACAGGTTTCAGCGCAGGGAAACATCTCCACTTTGATCTGGTCCTGTACCCGTTCGACGTGGACGACGCCCCCTACTACGGCCGCGTGGATCCGAACCCTTACATCATCGGTGAGTGGAACTATGCCGGTGACATCAATCAGCAAGGCACCACCACCCAGGAGGACGAATTGAGCAAGGCAGCAGAGGAAGACATCGCACGTATCCGCGAAATTCTCGAAGCGGGCGAGGCCGAGAACACCCGCGCCCGCATCACATCCATTGACCAGCGCACCGCCCTGCTCGTCAGTGAGATCGCCTACGTCAAGAGCGACGACGAGCCGACCCTGTACGAGCGGCTGGAGGGCAACGTACTGCGACCCATCGGACTGACCGAGTGGCAGGCAACCGGCAAGCCCTACGTCACGTACCCGCGGGCCAAGTTCAACGAGATTTTCAAGGCCTGACGTGACCACCCCACGCGTTGCCCTGCTCGGGTTCACGGCGGGCGCGTCTGCCGCGCTTGGGGTTATGGCCGCTATCGCCATCCGATCCATATGCACCATCACCCGCGGACACCGCTGGTACCAGATCAAACAACTCTAGGAGAGCTGTGAATATCACCAATCCCAAGGTCCGCGCCTACATCTACGGAATCCTTGTCGCGGCCGGTGCTGTAGCGCTCGTGTACGGCCTCGTGAACGCTGAGCAGCTCGGAGTATGGCTCGCACTCGGCGGCGCCGTCCTAGGCCTGTCCAACGGCCTCGCACTGGCAAACACACCCAAAGGCAAGCACGAAGCCTGACCAGTAGCCACCCCACACCCGCAGCGCCTTCAGGGGCGCTTTTTTCATGCCTATTTGAAGGAGCGCCCCTGTGGCATACACCTATGACGAGATCTTCGCCAAGGACCCCAGCAACCCCGACGTCGTAGCCAGTGGCGCCACGATCACGATCTTTGACCCGGCAGACCCGACTAAGGCGCCCGTCCCGATCTTTGATGTGACGGGCGTGCCGTTGCCGAACCCGATCACCGTCTCAGCGGAAGGACTTGGCCCGGCGTTCTACTCCGAAACCCTGGACCGGGTTGGCTGGTTCGGTGCCGGGTTCCAGAACTACCTCACCTCCTATGAGGGGATGCGTTCGGAAACGCAGGCTGCCAAGACCGCCGCGCAGGAAGCGGCCGCTTCTGCGGGTGTTGCCGCGTCTGAGGCTATCGCCACGGTGGAATCCTCGTTGAGCGCTGCTGTTGCGGACG